AATCTGCGCTTGGTGATCTCAGTAGCCAAGAAGTACAACCAAAACAACAACGGCGGGCAGCTGCTGGATCTGATCCAAGAAGGCAACATCGGACTGCTGAAAGCCGTGGAGAAGTTCAAGTGGCAGCTGGGCTATAGGTTCTCGACCTATGCGACTTGGTGGATTCGCCAGGCCATCATCAAGAGCGCCACTGAGAGCAATCGCACCATCCGCATTCCAAGCCATGTGCTGGACACGCTGAAGAAGATACAGAAAGCTACCAAAGAACATGTGTTCGTGACAGGACATGAACCCAGCAACGAAGAGCTGGCCAAGATCTTGGGCTGTGATGTGGACAAGATCGCACGCACCATGCGAGTGGCCAAGGATCCAATCTCGCTGGAAACGCCAGTGGGTGACGAGGAAGAAGGCAAGCTGGGCAATCTGATCGAAGACACAGAGAGCGAGAATGCGTTTGAGCAGATCGCCAAGGCAGAGATCACTGAGGTCATAGGTGACGTGCTAGAAGGGCTGAGCAGCAGGGAAGAGCGGGTGCTGCGCATGCGCTTTGGCATCGGCACCATGCGCGAGTATACCTTGGAAGAGATTGGTAATCGCTTCAACGTCACTCGCGAGCGCGTGCGGCAGATCGAAAACAAGGCACTGAGCCGGCTCAAGAATCCTCAGCGCGCCAAGGACCTGTTGTCTGCTATCTTGGACCAGTGATCAGAAACCCTGATCAAACACAGGACCTTGGCGACTGGGAAAATAATCTTCCTGCGTGCCCTCCCGATTGAGATCCAGCGTGATGCAGTGCAGCCCACCGTCCCAGAACCATCGGTGGCGCCAAGGCACTATGATGGGCTCTATGTTATGCTTCTTGAAGAACTGAAATGCAGTCTCGTTGTAGTTGCTCACGCACACATGTCTTTCGTCCAACATCAACACATTAACGTCAAACACAGATTCCTCTGCATAGCCAACCCAGTCCTGAAGCCAAGTTTCCACGAATTCTGTGAATTCGTCATTGTCTTCTTCTCCTGGTACCCACCATTTGCCCTGCACCTTGCGCTTCATCTTGAGGAATCCGTGCATCTTGCCCCAGCTTTCTCCTTCTAAATAGCAAACGTCCCAGCCAGGGAAGGTCTCTGCGTAGTTCTGTATTTCTCTGAGGCTGATGATGGCGCCAGGTTTGAGAGTGTGAAATACGCCATCGTTATGCCCACCAATGGTCAGACCATTTATGCGCACATCACTGTGTGAGTTTATCAGATCGGTTTGCAGCGTATCCAACGGCGGCCTGGTATAATCTAGCATGTAATCTATGTAAAGGTCCCTACCAACCAGAGTCATGCTGGCAGCATCTATGGATGGCCTAAGCGTGTTGTGGTGTCTGAGGATGTCAGCTGCGATCTGTGCATCAACGGTGTTAAAATAATCTGGTTTGACATAATCTTCGTAGTTACCCCAGCCCTGACCTGCTATCTCATGCCATAGCCATGCAGGAATGCTACGGGTTCTGCGTTTGATATCTTCGCTGCTATTTGCTATGCCTATCACCAGATTCACATACGAATCTATGTGGCTCTCATATCTGTAGAGTTCCTGCATGATTGAACCATGATCGGTGTTGGTCATGTAAAGCTTATCTCCGATCACCAGCTGAGTATCTCTGGGTTGCAACGGTGCGCGAGGTACACCCTGCTGTCCGTTTATCTGGCCGCGGGCGTTAATATTATCCATTATGCTGATGTGCGGGTTCAATCTGGGACGCAGAACCGTAGCACCATAATCTTTGAGCACTTTTTGGAAACCTTCGAGGTCTTCTTGTGTATCGTCGGCTATGCGTTGCAATGCTGACCGTATCCGTGTATTCTTGATATCTTTGAAAAAGCTGCTGCTGTAACATTCACCTAATAGCACCACTTTCAACGGATGCCACTTGCACCAAACATTGTATCCAGACATTGTCGCACTCCACAGTTGATTGAGTAATTATGTGTCGCGGAACTGGCAGAATCTATCTATCGCTGTTATGCAACACTCAAACGGTGATTTATCACATCCCAGTCCACGCAGCGCCAGATCCTGCTTAGGAAAGCATCCTTATCCCATTCATAGTCCAAAGCATAGGTATGTTCCCAGAAGTCTATAGCAATCAGGATGTCGCGCCGTATCTTGTGGTTTGGTATGGTCTTGATCTCGCCGCGCTTGCTGAGATACACCCAACCCGAACCCTGTATGGTCTTGGCAGCCTTGGCTATCTCCAGCTTGAAGTTATCGTAGCTGCGGAAGTTATCTTCTATCAGCTTGAGCGCAGCGCCCACGGGACGGTTAGGTACCTTTGGTTTACGGAACTGAGCCCAAAATATGGCATGCAGGAAAGCACCAGCTTCGCTGAAATCCGGATCGCCCTCGCCAGAATTAAACCTATCCACATAGCCTTTGGTGAGGTGATCATAGTGATATATCACGGTGGCTTTGCTCATCACTGGTTCCAGCGAATCGCGGGCGTAGGGCAGTGGTTCTAGGACCAATTTCTTTTTGGATTCGGAGATTTGTTGCAGTTTCATGCGGTTATTTATCCGGAATTTTCTGCTTGTTCTTTCTGAGATCTGTGCTACTATCATGTGATAATAGGAGAGATCTATGCGTAATTTGTTGTTAGCAATCGCAATATTGTTGTGCGGACCAGCTATGGCCCAGACAACCACGCAGGGCTATTATGTGCCCATTGGCCAATACTACGTTGATTGGGCATATCCCACCATCAACCTCAACAGTGCGCAGGCGCGGGGGCTGACCGGTAAGGGCGTGACCGTAGCTGTGTTTGACACCGGTTTCACCAATGCCAGCGGCAAGTTCACTGGTAATATCGCAGGACCCAGCTACAACATCTACACGGGCAGCGCTGTTACCAGCGACCCCAACTGGCACGGCACGTTCGTCAGCAGCATCATCGCTGCCAACATGCAGACGCAGGGCAGCAACATGAGCATGTATGGCGTGGCCAGCAGTGCCAAGCTGCTGCCAGTGCAGGTGATGAACAGCGCAGGGCAGGGCACTTGGACGGATCAGCAGCTGGCCAACGGCATCAACTTTGCCATCAACAACGGCGCAAAGATTTTCAACAACAGCTGGGGCAGCAACCTCATGCAGAGCCAGGTCAGTGCCAGCGCTGTGTTGAGCCAGAACGCACGCACGCTGTCAGCATACGAGACAGCGGCATCTCGAGGCATCATCACCGTTTTCGCTGCGGGCAACTACAGCACCACCAGCCCAGACTACTGGGCCACTCTGCCCAGCATAGACAGCAAGCTGGCTGGCACGTGGTTGGTAGCCGTGGCCACTGATACCAACGGCGCCTTGGCCAGCTACAGCAATCAGTGTGGCATAGCCAAGAGCTACTGCTTGGCAGCGCCTGGCAGCAACATCTTGGGTGTGTATGGCACAGGCATGGCGCTGGGCAGTGGTACCAGCTTCGCAGCGCCACAGGTCAGCGGCGCAGTGGCATTGCTGCAACAGGAATGGCCCTACCTCACCGGCGCGCAGATCACCAGCCTACTGCTCAAGACTGCTACCAAGACCGGTATCTATGCCAACCAGCAGATCTATGGACAGGGCATGTTGAACCTAGCAGCTGCCACGGCACCTCAGGGCACTATCACGGTGCCCACTGGAGCCACTGTGGCAGACAGCGGCATGAGCATCACGCAGGCCGGTCTCAGCTTGCCAGCTGCGTTTGGCAAGATCGACACGCTGGGTGCAGGCATGATGGTGCTGGATGATTACGGTCGTGCTTACAGCGTTAGCATGTCTAACATGGTAGGTACCACCAGCAGCTGGGTCAACATGGACGTGCAGCTGGCACGATTTGGCACTGACCCTATGATCGTTGACGCACCAGGCGGATGGCGCTTGGGCTTGGTTGACGATGCCAATGCCACGCACAGAGACAGCGTGCCTACTGCTTTACCAGGCCTGGGCAATCCATACCTCAGCATGGGTCTTGATCCCAAGATGGTGGTCCACACTCCAAACATGACCACATGGTTCAGCACGCATGCCAGCAACAGCAGCGACGATATGGCATTGCTGAGCAGCACAGGTCAGCCCAGCACAGTGGGTGCGCTGTATCACTGGGGCGACCTACAGATTGGCATGGTGCATGAAGAGAACAGCATCTATGGGCAGCAGGTAGCAGCGGGCACCAGCATGGCCACTGGCGCAGACACTGCGTTTCTTGCCCTAGACCATGACTGGAATCTGGGCATGGGTTGGAACTTGGACCTCAGCAGCAGCATTGGCTACAGCAAGCTCAATGGCTTGAATGCCTTGGTCAGCAGCGTGGATGACGTGGTGCTGGCCAGTGCTGCTGTGGGATTCAGCAAGTCTGCAGTGTTTACTGACGCGGACCAACTGGGACTGGTGGTCAGCATGCCCAATCATACCGTGAACGGTACTGCAGCACTGAACATACCCGTGAGCCGTGACATTGACGGCAACATCAGCTACCAAAGTCAAAGCTTGAATCTCACAGGCACTGGCACAGAGACTGACATCCAGGCCTATTGGACCAACAGGTTTGCGGAAGGCAACAAGCTTAACCTAGCTGCTGGTGTGCGGTTACAACCAGATGGCAACGCAGACGCTGCGCCAGACGCTGTTGCTATGTTGAGATGGAATTTACAGTTCTGAGATCTCTGAGCACACACTGCGCTAGGAGATCTCGAGATGATCAAGGAAAAACCAGCCAAGAATCGCGTGTATGTGGAGTGCAGCGACACTGCAAGGCGAGTCAAGGGCACCATCATACGCAAGGAACTGGCAGAGCTGGAAGTGGAGATGCCCACAGGGTTTGTGATGAAGATGCGGCGCAAGAATCGCCGTAGCCCGTTCATCCTGAGGCTAGGACTGTTGGAATTTTACAGCGATGGCAAGGAAGTAAGCTAGACAGTGATCGTGGTGCCAGTGAACACGAAGCTGGTCTGGCTCTTTTGGCTGTAGACAAAAAGGCTACCACCGCTGGGCAAGCAAATGCTCTGCAGCTGAGTCATGTGGTTTGGAGGTACCAGCGTGTCATACATGAGGAATCCGGACTGGCTCAGCACCACTGAGTTACTCACGCCAACCCTGATGAAATCGCTGTCTCGATCATAGTCAGCTGAGATGTTGCCAGCGTTTACTTGGGCATTACCTTGGTTCACCATCAGCAGCGTGCCCTGCACACCAAGATTGGCTCCTCCTGGAGCAGTGAACATGTTCACAGTTTGGTACAGGGGTGGTATGGTTTCGGCAAATATCTGGTAAGTCATGGGTACCTCTGGCAGTATTTAACTGCTAGATCAGGCCGCGCTTGACCATGTGGTGGTCGAAACTCACGGTGCCCAGATGCTGCAGATCCATGCTGAGAGCATCATCTATCCACACATCATAGCCCAACTTCTGAGCCTCTTGGCAAAAGTAGAAATCTTCGCCCATGTGATCGTTGGTCTCGGCCATCCATGTGGTCTGGAAGCGCGGCTTGCGCATGGCCTTTATCACGTCTGTGCGCAGCAGCATGCAGCCCATGCCCACAGCTGCCACCTTGATCAGATCTTGCGTGCCGGTGTTTATCACGTAGCTGCGCCAGTCATGCAGCTGCTTGTAAGCCACTGTCTTGTGTGGGTATTGTCGAGTAACGTAGTTTCCTGCCACTATGGGCTGATCATGGGCCAGCAGCCTCTGCAGAGTGTCTACTGGAAACATCATGTCGCTGTCCAACCATAGGATGTGAGTGCTGCCAGCATCAAGCGCCATGTCAGCAAGGCTGTCTCTCTGGTTCACTATCAGCGTGCCTATGCAGAAGTGATGCACCACTTCTAGGCCCATCACTGCACAGTGCTGTGTCATCTTGGCCAGATCAAACGCAAAAGCAGCATGCACAGTGTCACGACTGGGCACGCAGATGCTGACCTTGTTCTGGCCGCTGCGGCCCAGCGCTCTGCGCATCATGCCTGACATGGTTTATTTCTTCTTCTTTTTCTTCTTTTTCTTGTCGTCGTCGCTGTCTGTTTCTGTGCTCATGCTGGCACCAACCACTGTGTCACGCAGCGTGGCCATCTCTGCGATGGCATCTGGCGTGGGTTCGGGTTTGGGTTCAGGTGCTGCAGTGGGCATGCTGGCTGGCCTGTTGGTAGCCAGGCTGTTCTCAGCCTGTTCGGCTGTCTTTTTAAGGAAGTTGGCAAACTGGTTGGTGATGACCACGCTCTTCTTGTAGTCTGCCAGAGGCAGCATGGCCAATTGCATGAGGCTGTCCTTGCTGGCCTGCTTGTCGCTCAGCACTTCCACGCCCACTTCGCGCCCCAGTATCTCTGCCCAGTGATCGCTTTCTGACAGTTCAAACCCTCGAGCCACGTCATCCAATTCGCTGTCATCATAGCTGCTGAGATAGGCATCGACCTGCGCCAGCTTCTGTCTCAGGCTCTTGATCTTGCGATTCACACCGTGATTTTCTGCATCAGCCATGCGCTGGCGTATGCTCTGTTCAGTCTTGTCCTTGACTGCGCTGGCCTGATGGTTGGCCAGATCAATCTGGGCCGTGAGCCAAGCAATCTCGTCTTCCAGCTGTTCCTTCTGAGCTAGCACATAGCGCATCTGGCGATGCCAGCTGCCCTGACCTTCTATCTCAAAGTTGCGGAACTCGTATTCTGATCTGGCTGGGATGCTGTCCAGCAGTGCCCTGATGCGCGTGATATCCATGATGATCTCCAGTGTGACTCTAGCAAGTTTAACCTGCAGAGATCACGCAGTCAAGATGTTAGAAGTAACTGAATGGACCCACCCTACCACCAAATGTGGCACTGAGAGGCGTGATCTGTCCTGCCGTGCGCAGGCCGCTCTTGGCCACGCCCAGCATGGCATTGAGGCTCACGTTGGTGCCGCCGGGTGGATAGGTACCAGGCGAGGTATAGGCAGCATACACACCACCCATCTTGATAGCTGTGCCTGTGGCGGGTATGGCTGTTACCATCGACTGTCACTCCAGACTATATTGTATGCCACTGCCTGTGCCATGTCTATCATGCTGCCAACTGTATCAAAGTGAGCGTGACCGTGATAACCAGCGTGCTGCCGCTGTTATTGGTAACTGAAATCGGTATGTTGGTAGCAGGCGGGTTTTCGCTGCTGAAACCCAAGCTGCCCGGTGATATGATCTGCGTGTTGGCACCAGTGTTGATCACTTCGGCGATCACACCGCTGCCAGGCGTGGGATCCGAGCCTTGCGTCCTGGATTGGTCGGCCGTGACCGCAGCATTGCTGGAATAGATTCTGACCCAGGCTGCAGCGCTGGTCTGTATGCTGAGCAGCCCATAGGCCGTGAAACCGCTGACGAACACGTGAGCGTTGGCTCCGTTGGCCAAGCTGGCAGTGGTCACGTTGGCAGTATTGATGCCGGGCAAGCCGCTGCCTGTGGGACCTGTGGTTCCTGTGGGACCAGTGATGCTGGGTCCAGTTGGTCCAGTAGCGCCTGTGCTGCCGGTGTTGCCACTGGGTCCGGTTGGACCACCATTGGGACCAGTTGGACCTGTGACTGTGCTGGCCGCACCGGTTGACCCTGTGGCCCCGGTGTGTCCAGTTGGTCCTGTGGCACCCGTGGCTCCTGTGTTGGCTGCATTCCCAGCTGCACCGGTGTGACCAGTGGGTCCAGTTGGTCCTGTTGCACCAGTGTTGGTGGCTGAACCAGCTGCACCAGTAGCACCTCGCTGACCAGTTGGTCCTGTAGCACCAGTGTTGGTTGCTGAGCCTGCTACACCCTGAGGACCCTGCACGCCTGTGGGACCAGTAGCACCAGTATTCACAGCAGTACCAGGCGCACCAGCTGGGCCGGTGGGACCACCAAGAGGACCTGTGGGACCAGTTGGCCCCTGTATGTCTACTACTGGATAAGAATAAACGCTCATGAGCACTCGCCAGATTGATCTAGCATATTTAGCCCAATAAATATCAGCATGGTCTACTATCCTTTACCTTTAACACAGCCAGGCGTGAACATCCGACAGGACTACAGCCCAACCAACCAATACACCATACCAGCCAGCCAGACTGACTGTTGGCCCATGCGCTTGGCACCGGATTGGCAGCAGTGCGTGGTCACTGGCAACCAAAGCCTGTTTTGGAGCCAGCAGCAGGGCACCATGCTGATGTGGCTCAGCATAGATCCCAACGGCATCAACGTGATACCCCCTGGATTGGCAGGCAACA